AATTTACACAAGTTATTTCGGAAATTATAGAAAGCTGGAAGCAGCAAACATTAAAATGATATGTGTTGCTTTAGGTAAGCCAAGGTTTTATAATGTACCTCAGATCATAGAGGTGGCACCAAGAAGATACATGCTGGATGATAAATGGACTTATGAAGAGTACACGAATATGTATTTGAACGATGTCCTTGCAAAAGTCGATCCGCAACAATTGATTCAAACTATTCAACGACACAGTGAAGGCAAAGATGTTGCTCTTTGCTGTTACGAAAAACCAGGTGATTTCTGCCATCGCCACATACTTGCAAAATGGATTACAGAAAATACTGGCATTGAAATAACAGAATTTGGAGTTGTTGAGAAAAAAGAACCTAAGTACGAACAAGCAAGTTTGTTCTAAAAATATGTGTGAGGCTTTTTATGGTTATGAATACACACGTCAATTGAAAACGGAAACCATTGGCAGCTTGGAATAGACAAGCATCTGCGGAAATAGCTCATCGGTAGAGCGTTGGCATTCCAGCCAAAGAGTGAGGTTCGACTCCTTGTTTCCGCTCAACCCTTATAGTAGCGATAACGAAAACAAGGGCACGACAATTTATGTAAATCTTTGGGGACCGGTTATAGTTTCCGGTGACACGACTGAAAAGAAGCCGAAAAGATTATATAAATACCCTTGTAAGTAGTTTACAGTATGATTGAATTTATGTTTAAGCCTGTCGGGAATACGCTCGGCAGGCATTTAACGTAAAGAGTATATGAAGTTATATACAACTTAAATATATGGACGATAAAGGACTAATAAGAGCATGTGAAAACTCCGGTTGCGGTTGGAAATGTTGTTCGTTCGGATCGGACGGGCATATTGTAATCTTGCCCCATGAACTTGATGGGTACGAAGAAGAAATCTCCCATTTACAGATTATAGATGATGATTACTTTGGCGGTAAGAAAGTGAAGTGTATTGCCAAAGACTGTATATCATGTGACAATGGCTACAAACCTATCATGTGTAGAACTTATCCTTTGTGGGTAAAGTCGGTAAAGAAAGGTCTTGTATTTCGTAGCGGCAAATGTCCGTTGAAAAATGAGCAACTTACTAATCATAAAGAGTTTGTGTTAGATGTTTTCAGCAATTACAGAAAAGTATTACTCCCAAGAACTGATATAGACACATTCCTTTCAAAAGCATGGATTGATCGTTACGAACCATTGTTTCCCACTCAAGAAGGGAGTTTAGAGTACAAGATTCAGATTAAAGTTTTATCTATGTCTGACATCTCTGACATTGAAAAGATGGAGCAAGCTCTTCTTTCCCATCCTGATATGTGTTTTGCATCGGAACCGGAAGATATAGCCAAGTGCTTACAATCTGGTTGCAGTTACGGATTATTGGTAAATGACAAGTTGGTTGCTTATTCCCTTGCGTACTTTACAGAGTATGGTACTGCCTACGTAGATAAATGCTTTGTTCATTCAGATTATAGAGGTAACGGATTTCAATACATGCTTCTTAATGCGAATATAGCAAAACTGGTTTCTAATAGTGTACAAGAGATATTCACCATGACCTCACCGAACAATGAAGCAAGTATTAAAAGCTTTACTAATGTCGGGTTCTCATTCAAACGAGGAACCAAATACAAAGGGGTTGAACGTTTAATCTTAAAGTGGGAACTATGAAAGCTGTAATCTATATCAAGAATATAATAAAGAATATTGAAAAAGCACAGTCTTTTGTAAATGTTCCGATCTCGTTAATGTTCAAGGACTTTTATGAAGACATTTACGAACATATATCGGACAAAATAAAAAATAAGATTTTTGGGCTTCATTTAAAAGATAGTATATGTTATTCTATTGGTAAAGCAGCAAAAGATAATTGTGGTTCTGTTGTAACATCATTTGCCGATGCTTGGAACTATATTAATACAAACATAGGTGCGTGTAGCGAAACACAGCACTTCTATATTCCTATCAATGCAAACGATAATAGGGAGGGTTTGAGTATATATGAAGTGAGTAAGTTGGCAAATGACATAAGAATAATATCAGATCAATGCAAGATATATGGTTTGATTACTTCTGGTTGCCTAAATGATAAACATCCTTCGGAAAAAGAACTGTATCGTATTTGGAGCAGCCTTCGCGATAGTATTGAATCTATTAGTTTAGGGGGCAGCTTTTGGCTTGGACAAGATACTAAAATTCCAGAGTTCATAAGTGATGTTCGTATTGGTGAATATATGCTGTTTGGTACAATTCCATATTGTTATGATGAAGAGAAAAAAGGTCTTAATGGTATAGAGATAGAAACAAAGGTTATAGGCATTTACCCAGAGCGTAATCAGTTGATCTTGGATTGTGGTTATTCAATGGCAGATTTGTATGAATGTAGAGTTAGTGATTTTACTGATCTGAAATTTATAGATAGTTCTAGTGAATACACAATTATGGAGTGCAAACATGTTTCAGACTATCGTATTGGTGATATCGTTACGTTTATTCCCAGTTATAAATCATTAGTCAAGTTGAGATATGCAGAACACGAATATAGATAAACCGTGGGTTGACTACATATCCAACCGTACATTTGGTATGGAGTTGGAGTTTGCCGATGGTGACAAACAACGCATCCCGCTTCCATCCGGTTACAAGTGGACGGACAACAAGTTGACCATGATGAACAATTCGGATGGTTCGGCAGTTACGCATCACGGCCAGTTTGGTGGTGAGATAAATACCCGTCCATACCATTACTGTTCTGAGGATCTTCAGGAGCTGAAAGACTTCATCCATACAATGAAAGATGCGGGAAGCTATCTTATGTGGAATGAAGGCTTTGATGCACACTTATATATCAGGGATATGGATCTAGATGTAATCAAACGTATGTTTGTTCTTTCTTACTATACAGCTTATCCAATTAAACGGATATTTGACATTGCGGAGTGGTGGGAAACAAAATATCTCGTACCCAGTCCGCCTTGGGATGTTGTGAAACGTGTGTTGGAAGCCGATAATATTGATAACCTACTGAAGGTATTTAGCAATGGTTCAGACAGAGGGCATATCCGGTATTGGCTCAACTTATGTTCTATTGAAAAGATAGGAACGGCAGAATTCCGTATCTTCAATAGTTCGTGGGAGTTCGACAAGGTTCTTGAAACAATCAAATTCATGTACTCATTTGTGGAGTATGCCTACATGCATGAAGACATGGAAGAATATAAGCAACTTACTACGATTGATAAATGTATTGAAGTGTTTCACATTGACTATTCCAAAGTCCCCCAAAGGCATAAACCGTTACTTTGGGCGGCAGAACACTCGGATAATGTGACGATAGTAGGCTCCATGTTCAAGAAGACTAATCGTATGCTTTCCTTCATCAAGAAAGAAGCGGCCAAGTTTGATATTGCTCATGTGGTAAACTCATACTATATGGATATAGAACAAGTACTTACCAACCGTGAGATTAAGGTGTATACAAAGGAGTATTTTATTTACATGATGTATAAAGCAATCAAGGGAGAAATAAAAGAACTGCGCTTTAATGACGAGTACGAGTTTCTAAATATCAAGTCTGAAAGTCCGGCTGAAATTATTGCCACTATCCACCTTTTTAATGCAATCAAAAAGCATAAGAACTCACAGGATATTTATCACAAATCGCTTTATGACGATTTTATGGCAAAATTGGAGCATTACCATAAGAAGTATACGGAACGTTATCAAAAACTCGTAGACAGCCTTAAAAGCAAGCCTATTGAAGTGTTTTATTGTGTGATATATCAGATGCAATTCTTAACTGCAAAGAGAATGACATATTGATCTATCAGAATGAATTTCATTCCGGCATGAAAGCCACAAGCAACGCATTACAGCGTTTCTTATTGGATGATTTTGGATCTCAAGAACGAACTAAAACGAAATATGCAGAAATAGATGAAGAACAAGTTAATTACATGGCTCTCTCGCAGCATGGATTTATGGGCAGAAGAGAGGTATTCAAAGACCAACGCACATATATTTGGTCTAATGTGGTAGAAAGTGGAGACAGCAGTTTTAACAAGCGGACCATCATCCCTCTAAAATATAAACGGTTGCCGGACGATTACGTACTTACAAATAATAGTAAGCTCCGGTTTGTTCGTGCTTCTATGGCGGAAATTGATTATCTGCGCATGATTTACTTGAAGAAAGGCATCATACTCGGATCAGCTCCGTTCTGTTATTTGTGGTTCTTGGATGATTATGTGTTCGGAGCTTGTATGTTTGACTTCCTGAAGGTCAGCAAATATGGCATGGATGCAGTTTGGATGAAATCGGATTTTGTCATAGACCACCCTCTGCCTAAGTTGAGCCGATTGCTAATAATGGGTGTTCTTTCATCAGAATTTAAATCAGAACTGGATATAAGATATAAACATCAATGTGGTGTCATTGCTACTTCCGTGTTCACCGATAAACCTGTAAGTATGAAATATCGTGGGGTATTCAAATTACATGAACGTTGTGTTGGCAAGCTCCATTACATACAAGATGCAGGCATTCGTGGCAACTTAGATGATATTTTAAAAGATTTTGTGAAAAAATACGGTGATGAGCCGAGAAAGGAATAATATATGGGAAAATTCAAGATAGCGGAAGTGCAATTATCTGACATTAAGCTGGTCAAGAAAAATGCTCATTTTATGCAGCAGGACACGTTTAATGCCTTAGTGAATAACATTCGTAGGGATGGTCAATTATCGTCTGTGCCGTTTTGTGTAAAGCATTCGGATGGCTCTTATACGGTGGTGAGTGGTAATCACCGAACACAAGCGGCAAAAATGGCTGGGCTTACTTCCATCCATGTTATGTACATAGATGAAGAGGAGACTACAAACGATTGGTTGCTGGCAACACAATTGTCACATAACAGTATAGTTGGGCAGGACGATGCGGAGATTTTGAAGCAATTGCTTGATGAAATAACAGATGTCGCGCTGAAAGAGTATGCGCATATCAGCAATGAAGTTTTGGAAAGTGTGAAGGACATCAACTATACGGTTGAAATGCCGAATAACGAAATTGTTCCGGTGACTCTTATGTTTGTAGACACACAGAAAGTGTCGTTTGACAAACTAATGGAAACGTTAGATTGCTATTCAGAAAAAGAGCTTGGTAATCTTACCCTATTGGACATGGAAACAATGTATCGATTAAATGAAGTATCCGCAAAAGTTCAGGCGAAATACAAAATCAAAGCACAGGCTTTGAGTATATGCAAAATGTTGGAAATTGTAAATAATGTATTGGAGGGTAGTAAAAATGGCACAGAAGTACAGGCTTAATACTAGGCAAAAGAAAACTAAATTCCTAAAAGCATTAGAAGCAAGGATGTTAAATGTTACCGCAGCTTGTGAGGCTGTGGAAATCTCACGCTCCATTGCTTATAAATGGAAAACGAATGATCCGGATTTTGCCGAGAAATGGAAAGAAGCAGAAGAAAGTTTCTACGATAAGCTAGAAACAACAATGTTTGCAAAAGCCTTGACAGAACAGGACAACACTATGCTTATTTGGTTAAGTAAAACTAAAATGAAGCATCGCGGCTATGTTGAAAAAGTAGAGCAAGATTTGAA